CTCACGCATGTAGGCGCTTGTTGCCAGATCGTGGTTGCCCTCGGCGTAGATCACATGAATCTGCTCGTAGCGCTCGGCAAGCAGTGCAATCACCCGGCGCATCACCCGGATCACGGTGCGAGCGAGGAGCTGCAGCCGGGTGTCGCTATCAAGGATGTTCTTGCCGGTCGGGGTCACCGACTCGAGGCTGTCGTAGTGGGCGAAGTCACCAAGCTGTGCTAACACCACTTGCTTTGCCGGTGGCGCCGAGGCAATCGCCGCGGAGAACCAATCCACCAGCGCATCCTCTGCGATACTGATGTCCCAGTCATCGCCCCGGGTTTCCTCGCCCCAGGCCAATGATCCGAGATGGTAGTCGGTGATCACAAAGCAGGAGAGCAGATTCTCATCGACACCGACTGGAAGCGATCCTAAGCGCGACCTCGGGATTTTATCGGCAAAACCCTCGAACGCGCCCTTGAGCGCCTCTTTGACCGCATCGGCGTCGCGGCTGGTCTTTACCCACTCAAGCTTCGCCTCGCCGGTCTCCGCATCGTAGAGCGTGGAGCGGCCCTTGACGATTTCATCGGGCATCACCGATGGCGACTCGACCGAGCCCTCGAGCTCGTTGATCTTCTCAAGCCGCCGATAAAAACCCCGCAGATCAACCCCGAGCAGTGCCGCGGCACCGGCCTTGGTGCCTGCCTGCTCAAGCGCTGCGATGATCTGCCGATCGGTATATTTTTTTCCGGGCATAAAAAAAGCCCCGTTCCTTTCGGAGCGGAGCCCTTGTCTGGGTGTCTATTTTCCCAACCTACCGAGCGTTATACCGTTGCTGGATTCTATGTCAACGCCTAAAGCCGCGAGGTCTTCAGCCATTGCCTCGAGCCGATACTCAATGGCATCGACGCTTTGCGAGACAAGCCCCTCAGGCGGTGGAGCGTCATAGAGATACTGCCAGGCATCCGCAAACGCATCACTGGTGACCGCGGCATATAGATCGGGGCGGTTTTCAGCAAGCCACTGAGCGCGCTTTTCAGCGAGGATCGCAAGCCGCTCGGCGTACTCCGCCCGGCGACGCTCTCGAAACCGGCGAGCCCGCTCTCGCTGTGCCTTACGCCGCCGCTCGCTCACCGATCGCCGCCTCGACCCGGCTGTGCATCCGGGCAATGATCTCTTCCATAAAATCCCGATCAATCCCCATGATCCGACGCAGCACCGGGATCGGCTTTTGATCGACATAGAGTGATACCGCAAGCCGCTTGTCACGCTCGGGCAGGGTGTTAAGGGCAATCTCAATTTCCTCGATGTCGGCCGGGACCGGCTCGGTGTCTTTGCGGCTCGGTGCCCCTGCCGCGGGCCCTTCCACCATGCAGCGGTGCAGTACCGTTCGCTTTGGAAACCCCAGCCCAAAGTCACGGGCGCTTTGCATGTAGCTACCCCACCTCGTGAGACGCTGCTCGATCATCCTCTACCTCCAGGAGCTTTTTGGTGAAATCCACAAAGCCCTCAAGACTGAGCGATGCCCGGTGTCCTGAGAGCCAATCCTCCGGCTCCCCCAGCAACACCCCGAGCGGCACAATCACCGTCCAGGGCTGCCTTGATTGTCGGTAGGCAAGGGCGGGATACAGGTCTTTTGCCTGCTGACACGCCTGCCCCCACCACTGCGGTATACAAAGCCGCTCGTGGCGCTTTACTTCGATCGCCCAGGGCCCAACCCCCAGCAAATCCGCGCCACCCGATCGGGTCTGCTCGAGGTTGCGGTGGCAGTCGATGCCGAGCGACTCAGCCAGCAGCTTGGCAAGCTCACGCTCGCCGGCAGCGCCCTTGTTGCGCTGCGAGGCGCCCATTGCTAAGCCGCCTCCTGCTCGGATTCGCGGCGAGGGAACATCTTGCGAAGCCCCATCCGCTCTCGCACCAGCGCTCGGCGAAATGCCGCAGGCCGATGCTTGACCTCACGCCGGATACGATCGAGATCAGCACCCATAGCATCGGCAATCCCTCGGGCTGAGAGCGGGTGCATGGCGTCATCGAAGAGCCAGGCAATCGCCTCAACAGTGGCGGCTTTAAGGCTAGGCTTGACCTCCTCCTCTGGCCCATAGCCAGCCCGCCTCCTGAGCGCCTCAATGATCTGCTCGATGCGCTGCTCATCACTGCGCCACGGGTCGCCGCGTTTTTTCATCGGGGCCTGATCGCAGGCATCATCAATCGCAAGGATCAGGATCGATGCAGCAAGTCGGAAGTAGGCATCTCGCTCGTCGGGACGCTCACCTGCGACTGCGTGATCGATATTCATCGCTCGGCCCGATCACCGGTTGGTTTGTGAGTGGTTTTTCTCTGCATCACTTTGCCCCCTTGTAGCTAACAAGGCCCTCCTCGCGCCAAATCGCCTGGGTCTCGGCGATCGCGCGGATCAGGCACTCCATGAGCTCGTCTTGACTGCATTTCAAAAGAGCACGGTGATCGATCGCATCGTGGCACCCAGAGCACCCGATAACCGCGTGGCTGTCCGAGGCCTTGATGCCCATCCCGCGGCCACCGAATGGCAGGTGGCAGAGCACGCTGGTCTCAGGGTCGTGGTTGCAGTGCCCGGGGATGCGTAAGGTGCAATCCTTACCTCTGGCTGAGTCCCGCAGCGCCTTGCTCCGGACTGGATTTTCCTTACCGATCATCATGCTGCCTCCCGATTATCAATCGGCTCATGCAGCGCATCTGTTGACCAGTTCACACCCCACTCACTGCCGTAGGCATAGATAAGCTCAATGAGCTCGGAGAGCTGATCCTTGCGCATCCTCGAGGTCCGCATGCCAAGCATCACGACCCCGCCATCGAGGCCCTGCGCCATTCGCGTCTCGCGCTTGAGCGCTGCGGTGAAGACATCCTTCCAGTCTTCCGGATCGCCCCAGACCCGCTCGCCGTTGATCACCAACGGGCGCTGGCGGGCAACATCCCGGAGCATTGCCCACATCTTTCGATTCTGATCATCGGTGCGCTTGGGCCGGGTTAGCACCATCAGCACATCGCCGGCCGCAATCGCTTTTGAGATCAGCTCCTCGGCCCACTCAATCGCGTAGTGGACCCCGTCGCGGCCGTCGGCGGCGCGGATCACTCGCTCGACCTTGCTCATCGGGCCGCAGACTCCGCCGCCAGCGCGCAATAGGCGATGTCATCGACATAGTCATCCTCCCGATAGGCGCCCTGAGCGCCGCGGGCTTTTTTAAGCAGCGACATAAACTGCCAGCCCTCGGTCTCGGTTAGCTGGTGGCCATAGAGCCAGTTGAATGCAGCAACCGCCCGGCCCATTGATCGCTCACCGTTCTCAGCGTCCCGGCTTTTTGCACGGTCAGCCATCTCCTCGGCGGCTTGATTGAGATATCCGCGCGCGTTCTTCGGCAGCTCAGCGTTAAGCCGTATCGCCTCACTGATCGCATCGTCGAAAATCTCTGAGGCACCCACGCAGTGCTCGTCGCCGAAGTCATCATCAAGGGCCTGCAGGAATCGCTCGCGTGCTTCAATTTCTAAATGATGCATTGCTCTTACACTCCACTAACTGGATTCATTTGCAGCGCTTAGCGCCACCACCTTCACATCACGCCCAAACGCCGATCGCATCTGATCAACGAACCGCGCAATCTCTGGGTACTGAGCACGATTTCTCGATCGCTCATCCATCACGCCACCTGTGACCAAGCCGCCACATCCGGGTCTAGCCACTGTGCGGTGTCCGGCTCCCAGCTCATCGAGACAAAGCCGGTCGGGCCCTGCCGGTTCTTCTCAACCAGAATCTCGGCAGACCTCGGGTCAGCTTCATCGTCATAGACGTGCTCGCGGTAGAGCATCAAAACCGCGTCCGCTTCCTGCTCGATCTGGCCTGAGTCTCTGAGATCACTCATCCGGGGGCGCTTGTCCTCTCGGCTCTCAACGCCGCGGGAGAGCTGTGCCAGCATGATCACCGGGATACCGAGTGTGGCGGCCAGGGTTTTCGCCTGGAGTGCTGTGTCGCCAATCGCCAGATCGTGGCGATCGTGTTTGCCGTCAAAAGCAATCCGCTGGAGATAGTCGATAATCAAAAGATCATTACCGACAGCGCTCCAGGCATGGGCTTGCCGGACNATCTGCCCGATGGTCCAGCCCGGAGCCTCNAACATGCGAATCGGTAGCTGAGCGATTTGATTGGANGCTTTGATAAGCCGNTCCCACTCAGGCTGACTCAAGGCTCCGTTGCGCGCCTTCTGGATAGGAATTCCAGCGGAGGCGGCNGCCATCCGAAGTCCTAAAGATTTCTTATCCATCTCGGTGCTGACAAAGCCGACGCGGGCGCCTTTTCTCGCGGCATTCATTGCCACCGATAGACCGAAAGCGCTTTTCCCCATCGCAGGACGGGCGCCAACAATGACAAGCTCCCCGGGGTGCCATCCGCCAAGAATCCGGTCGAGCTTCGAGAAACCACTGGGCAGCCCCATTTGCCGGCCGCTCGCTGCCAGATCAATCGCTTCCAAGGTCTCGGCCATCAATGACTTGGCATCGGCCTCAGCGTTTTTATCGCCGGCTGTAATACCAACGAGCTCACTGATGGCAGTGCCGGCAAGCGCTTGGGGATCGCTCTCCGCGGCCTCGGCCTCAATCCGCTGGCCGATCGCCTCAATGTCGCGGCGGGTCGCATCCTCAATGACCGCCTTGGCATAAGCCTCGGCGTTAGCGGCAGAAGCCTGACCCGAGAGAGACTCGCCGAGCAGTCGCATCGCCGTGGCATCGCCTTTTAGCTTTGCCTGCAGGGTAATGGCATCCACCGGGTCCCCGGATGCATGGATCGAGAGCATGGTCTGCCAGATCTTCCTGCCGTTGTCGCAGGAGAACTGCTCCGGCAAAACCCCGGTTTGAGAAATCGCTTGGTTTGAAAATACGGCGGCGCAGACCAGCGCCTTTTCGGCCTCCGTCATAATAGCTCCTTGCGCTTCTTCGTTTTGGCTTTGGGTTTTTCTTTGGGCTCAAACACGCCTTGCCAGCCGTTGATGATTGACTGGCGGAGCACATCGTCTGCGCTGTGGCCGTTGGCCTGGAATTTCTTAAGCTGCGTTGCCAGCGCCCGGGCAGCCCGAATGGTGAGCGGCTTTTTGATCTCCTGCCGATGCTCGATCCAATCCGACCACAACGACTGATCAACCCCGGCAGGGATTTCTGCCATCAGTTCATCGGTTGTTGGCTTTTTGCTCGCGCGCGTTTTCTCTTTGGTTCTATTACAGGTTCCTCTGACAGGTTCTATGGGAGGAACGTCGTTCCCCCCCGGGGAGGAACCTCGTTCCCCCTCCCCCGGAACCTCGTTCCCCCCGGGAGGAACCTCGTTCCCCCTCCCCCCATCGAGGTGGAGTTGGTAGTAATTTGATTTCTGCCGGCCATCGGCATAACGGCTCTGGATGCTGACAAAGCCGAGTTTCTTTAAGTGGTTAATCTGGTCGCGGACCGAGCGGGTGGTGATCTCGCAGTCCTCTGCAATGTGCTTGAGTGACGGCCAACAGGTGCCGTCATCATTGGCATTGTCTGCCAGCTTAATCAGCACCAGCTTGCGGGTAGGGCTGCCGGTGGTGACGCACATTGCTTTGACCATAAACCGAGCGCTCATCGCGATAACGCCTCGTTGATCGCTTGCGCCCAGGCGCGGACCCGGTGCGGTGTCGGGCCCTCAATCTGCATCTTGTCGGCCTGCTCCATTGCATCGTTCCAGCTCATGTCAGCCTCCTTTTCAGCTCGTCAATTCGCCCGCCTTCCGTGGCAGACGACAGGTGTAAAAAAGCCCGCGGTGCGGGCAATGGCCACAAGGGCCTGGGGGAGAGAGACTCAGGGGTCACCGAAGACATCCGGTCTTATGTAGTTAGGCTCGACACCGGAGAGCTGAGAGAGCTTGAGCACTCTCTCGGCAGGAACCCGGGTCTTGCGCCAGAGTTGAACGGCCTGCCAGCTAATACCAAATGCCTTTGCAACGGCTTGGTCACCGCCGGCTCGCTTTACGATTTCATTGATGTCGATGGTGTCCATACCGAAGAAATTACAAGAACTTCTTTTGTATTGCAAGAGATTCTTATGAATACAAGAAAGGGTTGCGCACAGACCCCGAACAGGCGTATAAACTGCATCCCCCTTTCACAAATGCGTGAGTTAATGCATGACGATTAGCGCCACGATTAAGCGATACCGAGAGCTTGCTGGCTTGAGCCAGAGCGAGCTGGGGCGGCGCATGGGCGTTAGCTACGCGGCGGTACAGCAGTGGGAGTCGGGGGCATCAAGACCAAGACCAAAAAGACTCAAGGATTTAGCACAAATTCTTGGGGTGTCTCAGGCCGAATTGCTAGGACTCAGCGATGAAGTCCAGAAGGCTGATCGTCCCGTACAAACCGTGCCATTGATCTCTTGGGTCCAAGCAGGCAATTGGGAGGAAGCCGTGGATATCTATCAGCCAGGAGAGGCAGACGCTTGGGTGCCGGTCAATCAGAACACTGGGCCGAATGCTTTTGCATTAACCGTTGTTGGAGACTCGATGATCTCGCCATACGGGAGCCATTCGTATCCACCGGGCACCATCATTGTGGTTGATCCGGCTGTCTCCGCCGATCCCGGCCGCCGGGTCGTGGCCCGCCACGTCGAGTCCGGCGAGGTGACCTTCAAAGAGCTTGCTCGCGATGGCGGCTCGACCTACTTAAAACCACTCAATCCCCAGTATCCGCTGATGCATGTGGATGACGACTGGGAGGTTGTAGGCGTTGTGGTTTCTAGCATTCAGAACGAAAACTAGATTTTTTTTGCCTCAATTTACAAGAAACGCTTGACAGGCGTGCAAGTAAAAGTACGATAGTACCTGCAAGTTAAATTTGTAGGAGGCCAAAATCATGCGCTGGTACGCCGTACCCGATTACAACCCCAAGGCAGACAAGTTCTCGCCGCCCGAGAATCGGCAGGCCCAGATCGTCAACGTCTACGGCGAGCTGGTTGCCGAGTGCGAAACCCTGAGAGATGCCGAGCACATCGCCGAGCTGCACAACGCTCGCATCAAGGAGGTGGGTCATGGACGCCCTCGCCTGTGATCTGCGCCGCTACGAACGGGAGCTTACTTATGACGATGCCCGACAGACGTTTATCGAGGATCGCACTCAAGAGGCGCTGGAGGGAGATTACGAGCTCTTGGCTAGCGCGATTGATGCAGACAAGCAGTGGTTCATGGAAGAGCTCCTCGATGCCTTGGCGTTCAAAGACACTCAGTCTCTGCAGCGCTACATCGAGCGCCGACTCGAGAAGGTCTGCGAGCAGCTCTGGGAGCAGCGCGATGAGCCCTGAATCCCAGAACCACGCCGATATCCTGCGCGCCATGTCGCTTGAGTGGCGCGCCCATGACGACTTATCCGAGGCAATGCTTGAGCTCGCGCTGCGAGTTCAGGCGGCCCGGGCAAATGAGGAGGGCGATAAATGATTGTCATCGCACCCACAGGTAACCCGCTTGAGACCGCTAACCAGCTTGTCCAGAAGGGATTCGAGGTTGGCATCTATGGGGAGGGCCGCTATCTGCGCGCCTACCCGACGACTGTCGCGGTGGAGTCGTGATCATGGACGAGGACACCGCGCTAGAAGCCGCACAGCATCAGCAAGAGCTTGAACATCAGGAGGCCATAGAAATGATGACACAGGCAAAAGTATCCGCGGCACTGGTTAAAGCCCAGTCCGCTTTTGGTAAAGCGCTCAAAAGCGCTGACAACCCTTACTTCAAGAGCAAGTACGCCGATCTGCAGGCCGTCGTTGATGCGGTGATGGAGCCGCTCAATGAAAACGGAATCGCCGTGATCCAGCGCACCGAGCCCTCACAGTCCGGCGTGATTGTCGAGACGGTGTTCGTCCACGAGTCCGGTGAGCAGATGTCGGCTGGCAAGCTTTATCTCCCAGCCCCGCAGCAGGACCCGCAGAAGTACGGCGGCGCGCTCACCTATGCACGGCGCTATGCGCTGATGGCGGCATGCGGGATCGCGCCGGAGGATGACGACGGCAACGCGGCCAGCCAGGCGCTCAAAGAGGAGCGCACCAAACCCATCACCGCCGAGCAGCTCGGCTTTCTCGAGGGGCTGATTGAAGAGGTCGGTGCGGACATCAACAGGATTTGCACCTACTACAAGATCAAAAGCCTCAAAGAGCTTCCAGCGAGCAAGTACGAAAGTGCCCGCGCTGGGCTTGAGAAAAAGCGTAAGGAGGCCGCGTGATGGCAGCACTAGCCCACGAAATCCAGGGCTCTGAGGCATGGCTTGAGTACCGCCGCACCCGCGGCGGTGCCTCGGAGGTTGCTGCACTCTTTGAGTGCTCACCGTTTATGCCCAAAAACGCCTTTGAGCTGTATCAGGTTAAGACCGGCGAGCGATCGGTGTACGTCAATGACGCAATGCGCCACGGCAATCACTACGAGGGCTCGGCCCGCGCCAAGCTCGAGGAGATGGTCGGCGAGTCATTAGAGCCGCAGGTGGTCGAGCACCCAGACCACCCCCGGATCATTGCCTCGCTCGATGGCCAGACCCTTGATGGCGAGACGATTGTCGAGATCAAGTGCCCTCCGAAGGGCCGGGAGTCGAAGGCCTGGAAGCAGGTCGAGGACAACGGCAAGCCGGACCGTCACTACTATTTGCAGATTCAGCAACAACTGCTCTGCAGCGGCGCTGAGTATTGCCTCTTTGCCGTCTATGACTCAAGCACCGGCGAGATGATCACAAGTCAGGTCAACGCCGAGACAGAGCTCCAGGCGCAGATTGTCGAGAAGTGGCTTGAGTTCTTCTCTCACCTCGATGCTGGCGAGCCGCCAGAGCACGAGCGACGTGACACCGCATGGCGTAAAGCCGCCAAAGCCTACCGCGAGGCCAAAGAAAAGCTAGAAGCGGCCAAAGCCGCGGAGGCCGAGGCCAAGGAGGCGCTGGAGGCGCTCGCGGGTGAGACCGGCGGCCGGGGCTGCGGGGTTTCGGTGAGCCGCTACTACGTCCAAGGCAGTGTTGACTACAAGTCCGCGCTCCCCAGCGACATCGATCTTGAGCAATTTCGCAAGCCGGGCCGCTGGCAGACCCGGGTAACCATCGAGAAGGAGGCCAAGTAATGGCAAACGGATACGACGACACCAACCGCGGTGTGCTATTTCGCAATGACAGAAAAGAGAAGGAAACGCAGCCTGATATGACCGGCAAGGTCAATGTCGAGGGCGTTGAGTTCCGGCTTGCCGGGTGGACCAAAGAATCCAAGAACGGCAAGAAGTTTCTCTCTCTGGCCATCGAGCCTGCGCAGGAGCAGACCGCCCAGGCGGCAGCGCCGCAGGACCCCAACGACGACATTCCGTTTTAATCATGCGGCTAGAAGCACAGCTACTACTGCCCACTGCCACCATGCCCACCCGGTCAACACCGGGTGCGGCTGGGCTTGATCTCTATGCCGCTGAGAATGTGGTGATCAAGACAGGCGACTGGTCAACCGTCGAGACGGGTGTCGCACTCTCTCTGCCGGCCGACCACGTTGGGCTGATATGGCCGAGATCAGGGTGGGCCGCTAAATACGGCCTCGACACCTTGGCCGGCGTTGTGGATTGCGACTACCGAGGCGGTGTTGGCGTGGTGCTGGTGAATCACTCGGATCGTGATATCAGGATTGATATCGGTGATCGCATCGCACAATTGGTGATCCAGCGCTACGAGCACTTCGACCCGGTCGAGGTCGAGAAGCTCGGCCACACTCATCGCAGCGTCCGCGGATTCGGGAGCACAGGGTTATGAGTTACGCACAAAAGCAGACCTACACCAACATACTGAGCGATCTGCGCCTAATCAGTCGCGCTATCCGGGAGTCCGGCTACATGAGCTCCCACGCGCACATTGCAGATAGACATATCCTCGAGGCCGCAGGCGCTCTTGAGGCGGCGCTTGAGGCGAGTGATGTCGAAAGAGCGTGAGGCACTCGCTGAGTGTTCTTTGCGGCTTGCTGAGTCTCTTGCTCAGATCGAGCGCATGGAGTTTCTCCTCGCTCAGGCGTTAGCACACTGTCAGCGCAGAGAGCGGCCTACTGAGGAGTGGGAAGAGAACGCACAGATGACATTGAGGGTGTTGCGAGAGAAAAGCAGCACCATCAGGGAAGCCGAACAGGGAGCTTTGTGATGCCATTCGATGCAGCAAAATGGGCCGGCAGAACATTCCAGGACACCGCCACTGGCGAGACGCTCACGATTCCGGATGATGTCCGGGAGCGGCAGTTTTTCCAATTCGGCGATTCTTTTATTGATGTCGGCAACGGCGAATATTCCCGAGCCGGTGGCGCGTTTATTGAGATCAGCGTCGATGACGCAGATATATGCCCAGCGTGCGGTAAGTCTCTGCCTGAGGTGAGCGGCCGGGCCGCGTGCTTGTGCCCGCATTGCGGAATCCGATGTTGCGAAGGAGTGGTTTGATGCATCTGCGTAACAGACAGGTTCAAAAAACGCTTCATGGGCTTAGACAGTCTGGGCACTTGGTTGTTGTCTGCAAACCAGGAGAGATCGAAGGGGTTTCCTACAGCGAAGTCCAGCAGCGCATTGCCGATGTGATTGAGGAGATGCGGGAATGAGCCAAAAAATTATCTTTGTAGAAGATCGACTGACGACCAAAGTCACTAGGAAAAACAGCAAGATCAAGGTCCGTGCTGGCAGCGGTTACGCACCGGGTGTCGATAAACTTTGTACGCTTAAGGATACTGGCAACGGTTTTGTCGCGAAGATTCACAGGGATCATTCTGCTCGCCAGCCTATTTGTATATCGCTCGATTATTGTGACGCGGCCCATCTTCTGATGGCACTGCATGTTGAGTACATGTTGGGGGACACATTCGATGAGATGGAAGTCTTTTCAAAAGATGTAGAGCTGGATAAAGAAAAGATAAATGAAGGCATCAAAGCAGTAGACCCAGAGGGCGAAGATATATGCCCGTGGTCGTTTGAGGAAGGTGTTCGATTTGCACTCAATTGGAGCGAAGAGCAGTGAGTATGCCAGTGCCGCCTCATCTGCGAATCGCTCCTAATGGAGACTTAATTGTAGATATTCAAGAGTGGCTTCAGTCGGCGGAGATTCAAATCCAATTAGAGCAAACAGAAGCCATGAGAAAGGAACTACAAAACAGAAGGTCAAACAATAATGCTAAGTAGCGGGCCGCAAGATCTAGCTGAATCCGAAGGGGTCTGGCAGGCCTTGAAAGGCATCGTGCAGAACACACTGGCCGAGAAGAATATGGGAAATAACCCATAAATAAAGTTTATCGGTTAAACCGGATACAGGGTTCAGCAGGGAGTGTCGATTGGCGGCCTCCGGTCGGCACTCCGCTGGTGGGCCTTGTCAGAAAAGGAGATAAGGATGTTTTTGACAAGCGACGAGCTCCAGGAGCTCACAGATAGAAAAAACCCAAGCCACCAGTCGCGGTGGCTAGCAGAGCGTGGCTACGCGTTTGAGATTAGCGCAGCGGGCAAGCCGAAGGTGTTGCGCTCAGAAATTGAGTCTCGGCTATCATCTCAGTCACAAGCTCGAGCGAAGACCCAGCAACCAAACTGGGAAGCATTAAGGACTGCATAGATGGGTCGCACCCGACAGCACAATCGGCACCTGCCGCCGCGGATGCAGATAAAGCGTGGGGTGTATTACCACACCCCGTATGTGGACGGTAAGGTGCGCTGGCACAATCTAGGCCGCGAGTATGGTGAGGCGCTTCGGCAATGGGCTGAGCGCGAGGGTGAGCGGCTAACGCCCGGCAGGACCGTTGGGCATGCAATAGACCGCTACATTATTGACGCGCTACCCGAGCTCAAAGAGAAGACCCAGGCAGGCTACAGACAGTCACTCAAAGTGCTGCGTGAAGTCTTCGGGGCGATGGATTTAGATCAGGTTCGATCAATGCACGTCGCGCAGTTTCTCGACACCGCACCCGCAAAGGTTGCCGCCAACCGGCATATTGCCGTGCTCTCCGCAGTCTATCGCCACGCAGTGCGCTGGGGCTGGACGGATAAAAACCCCTGTCAGGGCGTATCACGGAACAAAGAAAAGGCCCGGGATCGCTACATCGAAGATCACGAGCTCAATGCTGCGATCACCGCAGCGCCTCGAGAGCTGGCACTCGCCATTCAATTTGCCTATCTCACAGCGCTGGACCTATCTGACATGCTCGCGCTGCGCCACTCCGATATTGTTGAGTACCAGGGCAAGCGCGTGATCCGATCGGCCCGCGGAAGACCGGGCAGAAGGTGACCGTTGAGCTCACCCCCAGCCTCGAGGCGATTATCGCTGCAACCAAACACCGCCGCGATGGCCAGCCTCGATCAATCTGGCTGTTTCCAAACCGACGCGGCCAGCAGTACACCGCCGATGGATTCAAGAGTAATTGGCAAGCATTCAAGCGCCGCCAAGGAATCGACTGGCGGTGGAAGGATTTGCGGGCAAAAGCGCTCACGGATGTCCAGAGAGAGCGAGGACGAGATGCCGCTCAGGCGCTCGCTGCTCACGCCTCAGGAAACACCACCGAGGTCTACATCCGGGCACGCGATCGGGTGATCGTTCAGCCGGTCAAGTGAGGATTATTTTAGACAGAACGATTATTTTAGACAGAGCGGCTACCAGAAAATCACTTAAGTCGTTGATTTTATGGCGCGCCCGGGAGGATTCGAACCCCCAACCTCCTGATCCGTAGTCGCATTACAGGTCATGCCATAAGGCATTGATTCTACAAGGAACTGAGGGTCGAAAAGCGTCTAAAATTTTGGCCTACCAGACCCGCTGAAAGTGAGGCATGGCGCGGGGTCCGATTTTCATTTTAGACGCTATATCGGCCTATACGGAGAAGCGATGTTCATCCTAATTTTAATCTTGCTCGTAGTCGCGACCGGAGTCTTGCAGCACAACATTCCCCTTGGCGCTGCAATCTTCGGTCTTGCGATTTACTTAGGCGGTAAAGCGGCTCGGATGACGGACGGAGACGATGTGATCATGGCAATTATTTTCCTGATCGGCATCGCCTCCATCCCCATCGTCATCATTCTTGCTCTTCTGTGAGCGGGTCCTCATCGAAGAACTCTTCGAGCGCCTTAACCTGCGTCCGAGTGATCTCGTTGCGCACGGCAATTAGCTCATCAATCGCCTCACGCTTCTCCTCAGGCGTCATATCTTCAGACTGATAGATCTGCGTTACCTGATCCCGGATGCGCCCAAGGTCCCTAGTGGTGTCACGCATAGAAGGCAGCGCGGCGATCATTTTCGGACTCTCATTGGCTAGGCTCATCGCCTTTTCGACATCACCCTCCTCGACATACGCATCAATCGTCCTCTGGATCTGTCGGGCCTCATTAAACAGGTCATAAAGATCCGTCTGGAACTGAGTACGCATCGCAGGCTCTGCCCGGATAAACGCCCCAACAACAGGCATCCGGTCGATGCGCATTGAGGGCCGGGGTGGTTTGCCCTGGACACGTCGAGAAATCATGTCCGCCATATCGAGTGCGTACATACCCATCGTGCCCGTATAACCACGCCACAGGTGCTGCAGCTCTTTAGGCGACAAGCCAAGCGTCGGCCCTGTGTATTGCCCCAGGGCCTGCATGGTCTCGCTGGTGTAAGGCGAATAGCGGGCCTCTGGCAAGCGGCTCTGATCGGACATATTCTCGATCGGCGCCCCAGTAAACACGTTCCGGTTCGCGAACACTTCGATCACCGGGAACGCGGCCTGAGGGATCGGGTTGAAGGCAAACGTGCTGTGGATGGCCCAAAGCATTCTGTCA